TTTTATCTGCCTCTCCATTTCCATGGTTTGTTCTTCTGGAGATGGCGGCTTCTCTTCACCTGAGGGCTTGGTTAGGAAATCATCAACATTCTGATAACCCATAGCCTTAATAAGCGCAGCTCCTAGATTGTACATATTCTGTTCCGTAACAATAGGCAGACCACCGCTCATCGATTGAGATGCGAACTGTATCATTTGTGACAAGTGGGACATCTGCTGATCTTTTGACCCATTACCTAAAGCAACAGATACAGTACAATCCATTTTGTCGTTCCACATATCTGGGCGAACCGTCACCCACTCATTACGAAGCTTTACAACTCGCTCCTTATCTTGGTACTTTAGGAGTAGCTCGTAAATGCGACGCATTAATGTTTTAACCCCAGTCTCGGCGAATTGTCTTGCGATAAGCTCTACGCGAGATTGGGCATTTGTCATAACAGCATTAACAGCGGTTGCCGTAGTGTGTGAGGTTAGCGCTTTGTCGTTCAAGCCCTGCGAGTTCTTTGAAACACCCGCTCTAGACTCTCTAATGGTGTCTATGTACTCAAGCATTTGGAACGAGTACGGGGCTAGAGCTGGAGTAGCCAAGGGTGTTATCGCATTCGGGGATTTAACCCTTACGACCCCTCCGGGTCTTTGCGTTAGTAGATCATCTAGGTTTGCCTGACCCTCAAGAACTGCGTACCTACCAAAATTCTGGTTATACATATTGTCCATGAGATTTCGCATCAATGTACTTTTTATTAATTGCAAATCCATTACTAGATCAGCGACGCCTAGACCAAAGAACTTATGGGGTATTTTAATAGGGGTTATACTGACAAAGGGCTTACCATCTATCTCTTCGTTAGAAAAGATATAAGAACCTATGCTGCATACTTTACGCAGCTCGGCAATCCCATCACCGTCGTAATCTGTTTTTACGTAGGACTCGTGTAGCCAGTACTCTCTTAATGCGTCTTCGTGGTCTACAGGGCTTACATAGCCAGACCCATAAGTACCACTCTGGTCAAAAGAATGTCGTGCGATTCTTTCCGCATCGTACTCGATTTCGTCATCGCTACCGGATAAGTCCCTAAAATCAAAGTCCTTATCAGGGTACATAGTCTTTAAATCGGAGAACGTCTTCCTAACACGGTGGCAAACAAACCGCGCATCTTCGATTGTCTTAGACTCTCTAGAGATAAGGAATTCATCTGGCGGAACATTCTCTACGCGAATCCTACCGCCGACGTTTGTCCTTATGATAACAACATCATTCATGTCTGTTTCATTGTAAAGCGTATGCTCTACCACTTCAGTAGACTCGTCCTGTAATAGAGCCTCTAGTTCCATACTAGATAGATTGTGATACTCCTCCCTCTGAGGCTCTCCATAATCCTCCCAGAATACCTTAACAATGCCGTTCTTCTCTAGAAGGGCGTCGTGAAACCAAGAGTATAGAATTTCCCAACCGGGGTTATCCTTAGTAAAAACATAGTTTACATAGTCGGTTGCTTGGTCAGCGGCGGCAACGTCCTCAGGACCGTGAGGGCTAAATTTCACCATCTCATCTCCAGATGCGAAAATACGCATAAGGGATGGTTTTATCCACTCAATAGTGTCTTGGACTGTTGAATCCACGAACTGACTTCTACCCTCAACCTCGTTACCGAAGGGCCTAGAGTAGTAGTAGTCTATTGCTTGCGCCCGTTGTCTGGATATATCGTCGCTATACCCTAGAGAGTCTACAAGCTCTATTTTTATCCTAGATAGGAGTTCTTCGTCAGATAATGCCATAATTCCTATATTCTACTTCGTTAGTCCATGTTGGGTCTTCGCCAGCAACGGCGAATCGTTGAGATTGAAAAGCATACCGTGTAGCGCTCAATAAATCATCTCTTAGTGGTACGGCTTTTCCATCCTTTCTATGGTACATCCTAAACTCTTCAAACCAGTCGTGTAGCGTACTAAACACTCTAAACTTACCGCCTTCCATCTTCTGTAACATAGCCATAAGCCCTTCCTCTATTGAAGAAGAGCCTGTTTTCTGCCCCAATGCTGGCGGATTTGCAAAGTGCGCTAGCAGCATGGAACAACCTAAGTTACGGTACTGATCAGCCAGACCGGGATTACCCATAGAATCTCGTCTATTGCCATCATGGGGATAAGCAATGGGGACAAAAGAAGGTCTAGATCGTATAGTTTGTGCGTGTACCGATGGGGACGCTTTCGACATTCTGTAGCAATCATAGACGTAGAAACACTCCTCGTCAGGGTCTATAGCGCACCAAACTAAGGCTGTTGGGTGATCCCAGCCAAAGTCTATTGCGGCTATTCTCGGCCAATGTGATTCAATAACAATAGGATCACACATTATCTTTTCTTCCGAGACTGGGAATATAAGACCTGAACCTATTGAGGGTCTACCGTATCTCCGCATCTCTCTTTCGTGCGGGGAGTAAGCAGAAAGAATCTGAGTCATAACATCTTCAGATAGGTGCCCCTCCTTACCGCCAACAGTCTTTATCTTCTCTGAGGCGTCATCCCAAGTAGCGTTGGTCAAGGACTGTCCTTTTTGTATGCTATTGATGAAGGACGCAACGGTCTCCGTCATGCCGTGTTCAGGGGTGAAGGTCATATAGACCATTCCACGCCTGTCTAGGGTCCTTGTGACAGCCTGAGAGTACAGCTCCCTACTAGGCTCCTCATCTAGCCATACGCAGTCTACAGAGCGTCCCTGCCATTTCTCCACACCCATCTCATAGGCTTTGAAGAATAAAGAAGAGTTCCCCCCGCTAACATGCTTTATTAGCGCTACGCTCTTTGCGTTTGGTACACCCGGCTTGCGTTCCGTCTTTATAATGTATTTTTTAGGTATAGCGCCGGAGCCAAATGCCTCAGGGTCATCAGGGGAACCCAATAATTCTGCTTGTACTATATCTCTAGTTGTCTCGTTGGACACACCACCAGCCCATGCTGTTATGGGTTGCGTGTATCTCCGTCCGTTCCACCAAGGAGGGTACATTCCCGTAACGTGGTAAGACATCTCAGCAGCACCGCAGTAGGACTTACCTATACGGTTAGCAGCCATCAGGAGTCTTTGTGACCCTGATTTTCCAGTTTCGTGGAATTTAGCCTGATAGGGGTACGGATCATACAGATCAATACGCTCAAATCGCTCCCTCTGGCGTAGTTCCCTAACTATTCCTACTGCTTGCTCTAGTTTTTCCTTTGTAGCCAATTGCACTATAGTAGCCCAGATTTATTAACCATGTCTTCTGGAGGAGGTATCGTCACCCTTTTCCTTTTCTCCTCCGTGGCCTTCTTGTACTCCTGCAACCTCTGATACCCGGGCCACCCGGACTTCTCGAAATTATTCTCTCTTCTCATTCTAGCCAACTCTAATTCCTTTCGCTTTCTCTCTTCTTCCTGAGCCATCTCTACCTTTCTTCTTGCAGCAGCATACAACCCAACTAATTCATTGAATTGCTTTGCGTCTCTCTTTGCTTGGGCAGTATGCTTGCTCTTTGAAAAGTTCCTTTCCTTAGCTGTTGTTGTCGTATCGGAGCCTTCAGTGGCTGCCCTTATCATTTGGTGTTCACGACTGTAGTTGTCATCACGCTTTAGGTGTGGGTTACGTTTTGGTGTTTTGCCACCTTTGTATCCGCCTTCAATAAGGGAGTAGGCATTCCCGTCTTTATACATAAATGGGAGTAGCTTGCCATCTCTTGTATGGGCTCTTTCTTTATTAGCCGCTGCGTGCACCTCTTTAAATAGAGGGTCTGCTATCATATCCCTAGCTACTCGATGCGCTATCTCATGTGTCTCAGTCTCTATTATAGGTCTGCCTTTTATTGTTCTTTTCAGACCACCTACACTAAGGTGTTTGCGAGGTGTACTCCCAGCACCGCGAGTAAACGGGACCACACTGCTAGTGTGCTTGCCGGGATCGACATGCATTGCGTCTGGGATGGACTCACCATACCTGTTTAAGGGGTTATACACCCCTAGTAGACTTGACTCTAACCCCATGTACCTAGGCAGAGGACGATTACCTCTTAACCCCTGCTTTGTTACTTCAGAAAAATCAATGGGAGGGGGTCCGGTATAGCCTTTCCCCGCCTCTTCCTTAGCCCCACGTAGGTAATCAAGCCTTCTTCTTTCATTCTCAAGAACGGAAAATTCGTAATCTATATTCGCCTGTTGCACAGAGGCGCTAATATTTTTCTGTAAACGGCGCTTATCTGGACTACGTACGTTTAGACCGCTTGCATCGTCTTTTGCGGGTCTAGCACTATGCAGTTTAGCTAAATTAGCCTTGTATTGTGCATCCGTCTGCGCTTTCCTTACATCAGGCGCCGTTCCACTAAACCTATACGCTCTACCAGTAGGTTCTTGAGCCCTTGGCGTGCTGAGAAAAACCTCTTCACGTGGAGGCAAAACAGATAGGCGCCTTAGGAGGAGTTCCTTTTCTTCCTTCGTTAGCGGGGGGTTTCTCCCCAGAAGCCCCGCCATAGCTAATTCAGTGGCCCTATAAGGGCCTCTAACTCTTTTTTCAACTCATCTGTAGAGGTAGACTCTACATGAGACACCTCTTGCTTATCGACAGGTTTAAACCCTGCTCTATCTAGGATGTCCTTACAAGCATTCAATCTTACTCCCTCAGACTCAGCAGCACCGGCTAGATCATTGATCTGTGCTAACGCTCCCGGTACACAGTCCTGAATCATCCTTTTCATTCTCTCCCCAATTTCACCAGAGAACTGGTTCTTTAGGGTATACCCTTGCTGTTTAGCAGTGGCTTTGGAATAACCAGCCATTTCTGCTGCTTTTGTCGCATTCCCTGTCAAACAGTAGGAATCTATAAATTTGTCCTGCTTACCTGTTCTCAT